GGTAAGAATTGCCTGCAAAACAGCCGATTTATTGCCGCTCGATGCAATAGAAGACCTACAGGGCGGGTTAAAGAAAAGAAGCAAAAAAGATATTGAGCTGATAACTAAGTGGTTCAATGAGGCAGATGACAAGATCGAATTTTTGAATGAATTAAGAACATTTATTAGCAGCCTATCACCGCAGAAGAGCCAACCAGTCGATAGAATTCTTTGGGTGCCAGTAGATATAGTACAGGCAAACGACTATAACCCTAACTCAGTAGCAAGTATAGAGATGGAGCTGTTATACGTTTCAATCTCTCACGATGGGTATACTCAGCCTATTGTAACGGTATACGATAAAGAGCTAGACAAGTACATTATTGTTGACGGATTCCACAGATATTTTATAGCAAAGACTAAGGCAGATATTTCTAAGCGGATAAATGGTAGGATCCCTATAGTAGTGATAGATAAAGACATTACCGAGAGGATGGCGTCTACTGTAAGGCATAATAGAGCCAGAGGAGAGCATATGGTAACAGGAATGTCTAACCTCGTATTCCAGATGCTCGATAATGGTATGAGCGAGGCTGAGATATGTCAAGAATTAGGCATGCAGCCAGAGGAAGTTCTTAAGCTAAAACATATTACTGGCTTCTCTAAGCTATTTGAGAACGCTGAATATTCTAAGGCTTGGATGACGAAATACCAGATTAGGCAGAAGGCGAAGATGCAGCAGGAGAATAAGAATGAATGAGCAGAACCTTATTCCTACTTCGCAGCGCAGCAAGAGCGAAGCTAGAGAACTGGGCTCAAAAGGAGGCAAGGCGTCGGCAAAAGCTAGGCGAGAGAAAGCTGCTATTTCAGAGATGTATGCACGGCTGCTTGCTAAGAAAACGAAAGTGGTTATCGATGGAAAGCCCGCAACAGGGCTTGAACTATTAGAGCAGGTTGTTACGCAAATATTAGCGAAAGGGTCAGATTCAGCGAAGATTGCATTGATAAAAGAAATCAGGGAGACAACGGAAGGGAGTAAGGTGGCTATTACTGGCGACCTGCCGCAAATAGTCGTCGCGGGGCCTGGCGTTGAGGTAGACAAGGGCGACAATGGCGACACGAGTCAAGCATCTAGCGATCAAGAGGCCGACTCATGACTGAGCGTTTAGTCATGCGCCTTCGACCGGCGCAATGGCGAGTCTACACTGACCCTACGCGGATGAGGATCCTCGTCGCTGGGCGTCGCTTTGGCAAAACACACCTGGCCGCACACGAGCTCATGCGCACCGCGGTCAACCAAAAGGGCAGCACAAGCTGGTATATCGCGCCGACATACGGCATGGCGCGCGACGTCATGCTGCCTAAGCTTAAGGACATCATACCGCCCGGCTATATCTCATCGCTTGACCAGACAAACCTGCGGATAACCCTGCGCAATGGGAGCACTATCGCGCTACGGTCGAGCGACAACCCTGACCGCCTGCGTGGCGCCGGGCTTGACCTGGTAGTACCGGACGAGATGGCGTATCAAGACCCGGCAGCCTGGCCGACTATCCGTCCTGCACTATCCGACAAGCAAGGGCGGGCTTTGCTCATCTCTACACCTGCGGGCTATAATCATTTTTATAGCCTTTACCTTGCGGCGCATAACTCGCCAGACTGGTCAATCCACAAGTACACCACACTTGAGGGTGGCAACGTGCCGCCTGAGGAGATTGAGGCGGCTCGGCACGACATGGACGAGCGCACATTTCGGCAAGAGTACGAGGCGAGCTTTGAGTCGCTCGCGGGGCGCGTGTACTATGCATTTGATAGGCGACCGTATCCTGACGGCAACATCTCTGATGTCAAAGATATCGACGGCGCGCCGATCCTTGTCGGGATGGATTTTAACATCAACCCAATGAGCGCGGTTTTTGCCGTCAAAGCGGGCGGGCAGATACACGTAATCGGTGAGGCCACAATTGACAACGGCAACACGGACGAGATGGTCCGTCTGATCAAATCGCGCTATCCTAATCGCACAATTCGCATCTATCCCGACCCGACAGGCAATGCGCGCAAGACAAGCGCTCCTGTCGGACAGACAGATTTTACCATACTTCGACAGGCAGGTTTTCAAGTGCTCGCGCCATCGCATCCGTACGCTGTCGTTGATAAAATCAACACGGTCAACACAGGGCTACGCACAGCGGCGGGCGATAAGCGCGTGCTAATCAATCCTACCTGCCGACAATTGACGATGGCGCTTGACGGGCTAACCTACGTGGAGGGCACCAACGAGCCGGATAAATCCTCGGGCTTGGACCATATCACGGACGCATTGGGCTATTTGCTTTTGTGGGAGTTACCCTTGCGCGGTTCGGGCGGAGCGATTACACTGGGGGCACTATGACTGAGCTAGATCGGCGATTACAGGCAACGCATCCAGAGTATACAAGGATGCTCCCACAATGGACCAAGGCGCGTGACTTTGCGACGGGCGTCAACGCCATGCGTGCGCATGACCTGGCATTGTGGGCGCAGGGCTGCGCGTCGGTTATCCGCGACCTTTCCGGCGTGTCGAGGCTTCCGGTCGCGGGCGCGCAGTTTGCCACCATCGCGCAGTCTGCGTATATCCTCCCAACGTCTGACCGTATGACCTATACCGAGTACGTCCTCTACCTTTTGCGCGGGCACTGCCCGTCATACGTCGCGCTGACACGGTCGGGGTACTTAGGACTTATCTTTTCGACTCCGCCCCTGATTGAGCTACCGCCATCATGCCCGCTCCTTGATGATGCTGACCTACAAGAGACGCCGCTTGTGGAGTTCGTCGAGGGCGTGCTGGCTGAAGTGCTGCTCGTCGGACGACATGGTGTGCTACTGGACACACCGCCCGTCAACCAACTTGGGATAACCGTAGCAGAGGCGGAGCGGATGGGCCTGCGTCCTTACGCGGCGTCATACAAGGCTGAGGACATCCTGGACTGGCGAGAGGCGCGCATCGGTGGGCGACTTGTGCCTGTGTACTATAAGTTGCGTGAGCGTGTCCGTCGTGCCGATGGGTACGACTATGACTATCGCGAGCTTGTCCTGGAGGATGGCGAGTATAAGCAAGTTTTCTACACGCGGCGGGGCATTGACGACGACTATAGCGC